CGTTGGCGAATCTAGCGTTCCTGCTGTGTCAAACGCTCTAATTGGCAACAATACGCCATTAACGGACAAGTGCTGGGTTGAATCAACAACTGCATTTACCTCAACAATACGCTTCTTAAAGCCTAATCGAGTACCTGTGCCAATGTCTTTTTCTACTGGCATAGTGGTTACTTCAACATTGAATGGCAAGCCAACTTCATAGCTAGAAGTAGATGCTCGGTCAAATGTAATACCGCCAGAGCTAACTGTCTCATCACCTAGCACGTTACCGTCAGCAATCACATTTAACGATGCGTCTTCGTGAGGAAGTGAAGTGGCACCAGAAGCAGCGCCACCAGTGAAAGCGCAATCAGTGAAAACAGTAGAGTCAAATTTCTCAACAAAGAATTTATCAGTGCCATCAAATGTTCTCTTAGTAATAACGTAAATATCAGTTACGTCAACAGCAACCTCGATAAACTGACCATCAGTAATTAGCTCAGATGGGGCAACTACCTGCTGCTGAGTGAACAAGCTGTAAGCCACTATTGATCCATCGTCTTCATTAACGATAAGCAACAAGTCAGTCTCATCCGTAGACGTAGCCTTACGGATAGCCATCTCTTTAGGGCCTTTCAATAAATGTGACGATAATAGTGATATTGAGTTGCTTACATAAGCCAGAGTGGTATCACTGTAAAGGAATTCTGACAACGCTTTACCTTGGCGACGAATATAGATTGTGCCTGAGTCAAGCTGAACAACTCGGATACCTTCTCTTACGCCATTACGAGTACCAGTACGAACAAAAAAGTTAGTAGGAGTAATAGGCTGTTGCGTATCCTGCGGGATGAAGAATTCACCACCACTCGTGAAAACTTGTAGGTCGCGGCCTGAGATGATGTCGATGATAGTATTGAGCGTGTTCGTATCGAGCGTCGCTTCCACAGCATCGTCATCATAAGCCTCTACAGGTTGGAAATCAAAGAAGAAGCCGATCTTACTACCCCAAATGGTTGTAGGACGACTCTTACTGCCACCAAAGTACAAACGACCCTCGTGGAAAGTACAGGTACGAGGCCAACCTTTAGAGCTAGACCAAACGTCTTCATAGCCTGTTTCTAACTCCCAGTTGCCATTAGCAATAGCATTGGTGTCAAAGAATGGAACCTCGGTAACACCTTTAACAGAAGTACTAGAAACATACTCAGTAATACGCATACGACCCTGAGGTGATGCGTTAATGTACTGATTAACATGGCCTGAGTTAAATACGCCAGATGAAGCCGTAATCGTTACAGTGCCACTGATCTCATCAGGAGTAATAGTGCCTGATGGGTTGCTAGTGGATATAGTGAATGCGTACTGAGGAATGCTGTCGAAAGTAATCGAGCTAACAGTCCAGTCAGCATTGGTAGCACCACGAACAATCTTGAGTGGCTGAATGTCAGGGTGAACTACGATCAATGTGTCAGCAGATTGAGTCCAACACATAGTATCTAGCATGGCTGAAGTCAACCCGCTAATGGTTGCGTAGTCATTACCTGAGCCATTAATGTCATCAATAACAGCCCCGTCACGGATAACGTGCATCTTGCCAGCAGTAAACATCAGCATATAGCTGTCTGATGTGCTGAACTCGAATGGTACTAAACGAATACCATCATCAGGATTGTAAGCTGCATCTAGCTCATAGATATGCTTTAGACCTGGGCGACGCTTAACACCACCTTGAGGCTGTACTAATACATTAGTTAACTTGCTAGCACCATTCTGGTACTGCTTAATATCCACACGAGAACGCAGTAACGGGTCAATCTCGCCACTGGTAAAGTTAGTCTGAATATCAACGTATTTAGTCATTAGTAGCGTACCGCTATTAAGCTGTAATCCTCAATAGCTTGAGGCGTATTACCTTGTCCGTCAATACTCATTGCAGTACGCATATAGCCACCACGATTATTTTCACCTGGTGGCCCTAATGCGACTGTTTTCCAGTAATCAGTCTTAGATACTTGATCGGTAATAGGCTCTGCTAAGTGCCAAGCCATCTGATACTTGAGCAACTGAATGAACCAAACAGGCATTGCTGCCTCAGATACAGAATACTGATAATCGATATAGATAGCTGTCTCGTTAGTAAGCAGCTTATCGCCATAAATCTCCCAACCAGTAAATGGTCGAGCGCCAGCCTGATCGCTAGTGAAAGCGGCTCTAGGTGGGCCAATACGGTCTGATGGGAGTTGATACTCATACTTCCACTCATTAACAGGAGTATTGATAGTACGAGCTAATTGAACCTTCTTAAAAGAAAAACTCCAGGGGTACATCTGGAGGGTAGAGTCTCTTACGTCACTGTAAAGACGATCACAAGTGTTCGCCTCGTCTGTGCCTTCAGTAAAAGACGAGATAGGCGCTGCGCCAAGCAGAATCAACGCATCTGAACAAATACCTATTGCTGAATCACCGGCAGCCATTTTTCTCTCCTATAAGGAAAAAGGAGACTACCCCTGCGAGCAGAAGTAACCTCCTCCTTAGTCACCTAACTGATTAGTCTGAATCAGTTGCAGTAACAGTCAAGCCGTCGGTTACGTCTACTACGCCAGAAGCGTTAGAAGCAACGAAAACCAAAGACATTACCTGAGTACCACCAGTAGATGAACGAACGATGATCATGTCACCAACTGACAAAGTGTCAGACATGGTGTTGAAATAACCAGCGGTGTTTACATCTGCAATGGTATCAGCAGTTGCGTAAGAGTACACAGAAGGAGAGTTACCAGCCTTCGATGCACCAATGGTTGAAAAACCAGTAGTTGAAAATGCCATTTCTATATCCCCCTATTATGCGCCGTCTTCGTCACAAGTGATTTCGACGATGCCTTCAGCGTCGATGCCTACTGCGCCAGCAGAGAACATAGATGCTACAAGGTGAGAAGTCTTCTCAGGGATGTAGTTGATCTCAGTGCGGATGCCCATGCCTTCTGCATAGCCAAGCGCGCCCTGGTGCCATGCGTAACAAGTACGATCACCAGAAGCTAGAGGTAAACCACCCTCGTCACGATCACCGATAACGTGGAAGTTAAAGCCCAAGAAAGTGTTTACGTCGCCAGAAACAAGAGCCTTAACGCTGTTGTAATCTGATGAAGTCACTTCAGTTTCACCCAACAACGCAGAAAGGTTGTTAGCGTGGATCAAGATGTGACGACCTTCCATAGGAACATTGCCAGCATCCATCAACTTCTTAGCAGCCAACAACTTGTCCAAGTTCAAGTTGGTGTTCGCGCCACCGATTGAAGATGCAACAGTTAAAGAGCTAGAAGCTGCGTCAAGTGCGTCGATGATCAACTGGTCAGCACGGCGACCGATTGACTTAGATACAACTTGTACCAACTCTGAACGCTCGTCAAAGTTGATTTTAGCTTGGTTGAAGATGTCTGAGTACTCAGCAGCGATGTAATCTGAAAGAGTTACAGTTGCCTGAGAGTAGTCAACATTCATTGGAGTAACGTCAGTTTGTGGAACACGAACTTGCGCTACGCCCTTGCCAATTTTAGGGAATTTGTGAGTAGAACCTTCTACACCAGAACGAAGACGGACGGTATTACGCAATACAGACTCAGCTTGATAAGCCTGTTTAACCTCCGCATCGAACAGCGTAACAAAGGCGTTTGATACATTAATTGCCATTGTGATCTCCTGATCAATAATTTACGGTTAAATTTCGCTCTTATGGTTATCCACATTGCGTGGGCCTGAACTTGCGTTTTACAACTCGCCCGTTGAGTAGGTCACTACCATTTAGGGTCGCTTGCGCGATTAGCCTGAGATGATTTTATACACTAAACAGAAACTTGCAACAAGTTTCTAATAAAAGCCCCCAACAAAGGGGGCTAGGTTATTGTTTATTGACCAAATGCTTGCTCAAAAAGTTTCTCAACTTTGCGTCGATATGCAGGGTCACTCTTATACTCAGGCTTACCTACCATCTCATATAGCTCATCTTTCGATGGCATATCAGAAGAAGGAGCCGTTTCTACAGGTACACGACCTTCATACGACGAACGAAGCTTCTGAAGTGCTTTGATTCCGTTGGCAGTGCCACCCCAAATCTTAAACTCTTCATAGTCTTCAGCACCCCAGATACCTTTATCAACAAAGCCTTTGCCCCACGTTGCCATATTCTTAAT